GATCTTAGATTAAGATTACCAATTGGTAAAAAGTTTAGTGTGTCAGCAGGTGCTGCGGTAAGAACACATCAACCTTATGGCTATTCCCCAATTGCTACGTACTTAGAAGATTTACCTTGGTGGGATCTAGCGTATGAATATGGCTTCCAAGATAATTATTATGGTATTGACTCTGATAACGATGGAGAATTAGATAGTAATGATTGGTGGTGGTCAAATGAAGAAGGTGAGAGAATAGCAGATACTGATCTAGATTTCAGAAGAAACGATTATGAAGATATTGTAAATGATTACAACGAGACTGAATTAAATGCTATTGGTCAACTAGGAACATTAAGTGCTGTAATAGGTGCTGATTATTATCACTTTAGAGACAAGTGGTGGATACACTCCTGGGGAAATATATTTCCAAAACATAAACACATTTTTGGTGACGAGGCATATAGTTATGAAACATTTACAGGAAAAGATGATTGGGTAGACTTTAATTACGGACTCATTTTTGGATGGAACATTAACAAGAGCATAGGGATATTTACTGAGTACGAAAAAACAAAATTTTGGGATAAGAACTTAGTCTTTCTCAAAGCAGGTATAAACTTTAGATTATAACATTATGAACGAAGAAGAAAGACAAAGAATCGCATACCTACGAGCAATGGGTAAGGAGAATAAGGCTATGAATCTTGAAAGAAAGTATGAGCAGCGAGAAATAAAGAAAAAATATAAAGAACAAAAGAATAAAGATAAGAAGCCTAGTTTACTTAAAAGGCTTGCTAATAAAGGTAAAGAAGTACTTAATAATGTTAAAGAGGATGTTAAGGATAAGGTTGAAGAGGTAAAAGAGATTGTTAAGAAAAAGCCGCCAGTAGAAAAGCCAGAAGTCAAAAAAGAGGTTAAACCTATTGTTAAAAAAGAGACTTCAAAGGGGAGAACAGTTACAGGTGGAATTGGACAGGCGTATGAAAATGGAGTTGGTAATATCAAAGTAAATGGTGTACCTATCAACCCAGGTGATGAAGGTTATGAAGCAGCAAAAGCAGAACTGTTAGCACAAAATAAAGACTTTAAGGAGAGGAATAAGATTTTAAAGGAGAAAGACTAGATAATGGCAGCCAAAAGAGACTATAAAGATGAGTACAGAAAGTTTCAGTCATCTCCTGAGCAGATTAAATACAGAACCATACTAAAAAAGTACAATAGAGATAAGGGTACTTATGGTAATGGCGATGGTAAAGATGCTTCTCATAAAAATGGTAAAATAGTTGGCTTTGAATTATCATCGATAAATAAAGGAAGAAAAGAGAAAAGTAGACTTCCAGGATATAATAACACTAAAAACGCTTAATTATGGTATACACTAAAATCAAAAAAACTAAACCGAAACCTATCTCAAAACCAAAAGCAAAACCTAAATATTAACTTATGGCTCACCAGAAAATTAAAAAAGTTGACATGAGTGGATTGTCTGAAAAGCAAAAGTCTACTATGGAGAAACACTCTTCACATCATTCAACAGAACATATGAAGTATATGATAGGTGCTATGCGTAATGGTGAATCTTTTTCTAAGGCTCACAAAGTAGCAATGAAAAAAATAGGGAAATGATTAAACGTGCAGATGGAAGTTTTTCTAAGAGAGGGTTGTGGGATAATATACGTAATGTAAAGAATCCTAAGAAAGGTCCTTCACCGCAAATGATCAAACAAATCAAGAAAATAAAAAATAAATAATATGTCAGAACATATAGTATCTATAACCGATAAGCAAGCAGAAGATGTTTTATTAATAAGAAAATTAGAAATACTATTAGATGTTTTGGCTGCTTTAGAAACCTCCAACGCACCAGAACTTTATGGTGTGAAACTTACTGTGATCGACAAGATCGAACGTGCCGTAAGTAACTTATAATTTATCTAACATTTGTTGTAGTCCTTGTATACTAGGATGATATGGATGTTCTAACTTAAGTTTTAGAATCTTATTGAGTATGTCTTGTTTAGACATTTTTGGTACAGGTATTTCAACTTGACTTCCAGGTTCAGTAGATGTTTTGTAATCTTTCATGGTGCATAGTTATTAGCATTCGTTTAAATTGTTTCTTGTCCCCAAAGTAGATGTGACACTCTCTGCACAACGCTTGAAGATTTTCGGGGGTATCCGCTTCTTTATTGCCTCCCATTCCTCTAGCATGTATATGATGAATATCTACAGCAGTTCTATCACACACTTCACATCCAATCCATTCTCCTGGTTCGATACAAAATGCTTCGTGATATACTTTGGTGTGGTTTTTCATTAAGCAGTGATTTCTATAATTGCTATGCATATTAAGCAGAACACTATTAACCCTATCGCCACCCATGCCGTTTCGTCCAATAGGGGTTTTTTAACACTTACCCTATCAACCCATTGTTGTAAAGTTTCATCCGGCTTTCTTTCTAGTCTACTCATTTCGAAAATTTTTTATTTGGGGGTAATTAAATGTCCCAACACCATATCGGGGTTAATTCCCCTACATATCCTCCACTTACATTGTAATTGAAATGTTCAAGAGCGTCTTCCATGTTCATACCCTCATCCATAAGGATTTCTATACATAGAGATACAGAATATATCAACCTTGAAGAATTATGTTCAATACCCATTACCGCATCGTCAAAACCATCAGCAATCAATACATCTTCCTCTGCGTCTTCTATTATTCTTGCTAAAACTCCTTCTCCTCTATTCATTACTTTGTTCTTTTAATTCGGGGGTGACATATCTATACTGTCGCTTATCAATCTTAAATTCATAATACTTATTTCTGTCATTGATCGTAACAACCTTCCATTTCTTTATTTTCTCCTTTTCAAACTGCTTTAAGATATACCTGCGATCCGATAGGAATAGAACAAACAATATAAAGTCAACATCTAACTTATCTATTGTAAACATATTTACCTTTAAAGATCTCTCACAGCCTTTAACATCTATCTTCTTTTCATTAACTATTAAATCTGGATCACTTACACCCTTCTCTTTAACAAATGCTGAGGTTGTATAATTAATGCCTTTTAAATCATAATGGTGCCTTACTAAAAGTTCACCTAATATTCCTTTAAAATCTGTGTAGAACTCATTGTCTACTGGGTCATCAAATAAAATGGGGTGTTTGTACTGATAACTTCTGGACTTCCAGTAAAGTTTTTTGTAGTGGTCTCTGTTTGCCATGACCCTTGTGTCCACGTATAATCTTGCGTGCTCGAAGATGCACTCTGGTATGCTATAAATTTCCTCCATTTAGTTCCTTGCCCAATAAATCGTCTTGATGCATTACATAATATTCCACACCCTCAATTTTATTAAGAAAAGAGTTACGCTCGTGAAAACGAACTGCATCCCCATTACTTAAACCAAGTGCTTCTTTACCCTTCAATGGTGTACCTATGTGCCTTACGTAACCTTTTATTTCGCTACGCTTGGGTGGTCCCATGATTATAGATCCGATTTTTTCCTCATCCATGTGAGGCTCAATAAGAACGTGATTGGAAATAGCAGTCAAAGATCCTCCTCTTACAAAACAAAAGCATTCCTCTAAATCGGCTAAATAAACGTCCTTCTCTCCAGTAATAAGATTATCTTTACTAACAGTTAAATAATTGAAATAAGCCATATCGCCTACCTCCATTTCCTGTTTCATAAAGTCTCCTCTAGTGCTTTTACACCATTCACCTCTTGGTAGAGCCACGACCTCCCCGCATATTGTGACATGATGCTCTGGATTATAAGACACGTCTAGATATAACTTGCCTCCATTCTCAAACTCAACTTCATCGTTGTATTTTTTAGAAACCTTAATCGCTATTCTTTGCCCAATCATATTCATATGATGCTAAGATATAGACTTATGAACATAAGTTCAGCAACTTGTTAATAAAAGAAATCCACAGTGTTATTAACTGATGGACATACTGGCTAGCACAGGTAGACAAAATGGCTAGCCTTTCTATAATATAATATATATATATTTAATATACTATATAATATACTAGTATTTTAAATTAAACTATTATAATACATCTTTTGAGTAATTGCATCCTTTTTTTAGGTTCTAAGATCATCAAAAAAACAGACCGGTATATTACTATTTAAAATTGCTAAAAGTTTCTTACATTTGCTCAGAAGGGCATTGTAGATGTTTTCATGGGTTAATACATATAACATGGTGGTCGTGCGGGAAAAAGGGAATGGGATTTGGATGACTGGGTACCCAAAGAAAAATGCATCTGGAAAAGGAAATGTAGTCCACTTAGGACTAACAAGTACACCACTACAGTGCTGATATACAGTCTGTTATACATACGTTGACCAGACATTTGGACAGTTTTTGTCCAAAAGTATAGAGAAAAGGGAAAATGCACAGTAAATATAATTTAGGACAAAATTTGTCCAAAAGTAAGAACGCAGTTGTCTAAACGGAGTAATGTTGTGCAGAATTTCTCACATAACAAAACAAACAAAAGAAACCAACATGAATGACATAGTAAACAGACCACAAGTTAGAGGTAAAATGTTTCCAGATAATCTGATCTATGGATGTCGAAGCAGGGGACAAATCCTGCTGCTAAAAAATCTGATCTATGATAATACTTTAAGCCAATGGTAGTAGCGAAAAAGATAGTGGAACTGTTCAGCCATCAACGTGCAGTTAACAAGTTTGTGAGGTCATTGGACAATGAACTACAGTACAGAACTGTGATGGTATTTTTAGCATGTGCAATACGTGAGAGTGAATGCACATCTTCTTTTACGTTCTATACTATGCCACAAGTAATAGACATTTGTGATAAGATGGATTGGTTATCCAGTAAACAGAATCAATACCCAGTCTATAGAGAACACAAGAAACTATTGGAACTTGGTTTTGTTGATAGGTTAACAAAGAAGGATTCATACAAGGGACAGCAGTTTTGTATCACATTAACCGGTAGACTACAAGTCCGTAGATTATATAATTATCTTATTAGGGATTTGTATAGTCCCCTACAGTAATTCAATAAGGTCACCCCCAAATCATTTTCAACTGGAGAATACCAGAAACCAGTAAAAACGCCCTTAACTTACTGGTAACCAACATCATCCATCCTTTTGTCCAAATCACAGAAATTACCCCCCAGATATGTGCAGTATATCCGCATACATGTAAGGTAAGTTCGCATCATGATTGAACATAACTATGATACTGGAATAGAATACACCCCAGAAAAAATTCGTGCGATGGATTTTTCTGCTGTCCAGTTGGCAATACTAAATGAAAGTTGGTGCCGACCATTTGCTATGGAATTACTACTACAGCACAGACAATATCTTACCAGTAAATAGAATTACCCCCCATTTGGACGATGGTTCGAAATTATTTTCTTCATAGTTTATAGGTGATACACTGGTGTTTTGCTAATTAATCGTTATTCACATTTGTTTATAACTAAATAAAAACACTATATTTGTACCATCGTTCAACATAACTGAACGTCCTAAAACTAAGCAATATGATGACTAAAACTACGCTAACTACTTCACAATCAACTGGTTCCAACACTGGAATCACCGCATTAAACAAGAAACATCAAGCAACAGTAAACAAGGCAGTTAACTGGTTGTTAAAGCACAACGCATTCAATAACACCAGAGACTTAGTCTATGACAACTTAGATGAGAACGTATGTGAATACGACTCTAAGGAGTTGAGACAAATCGACAGAAAGTGTGAGAATTCATTTAACAAATACTTAGAGTATACCAGTGAACTACCATCAAGAGAGGTTAAACAGATAGAGAAATCAGAATTATATTAATAACAATTTAAAACTAAGCAATATGAACTCAAAACAATTTGTTACTGCAATCGGAATCATCGCAAAAAACCATTCAACGCAACTTTTTATTAATAAACCTCATGGTGAGCATGTAGGCGATTTAGGTGTAAATGAATACACTATAAGAATCAAAGACTGTTGTGCATCTGTATTTAATAATCTTATTGAACAAGGTTATTCACTTTCAATGCAAGATGGCTTAACATCAGTTGGAATTAATAGGTATTAATCAAACTAACCAACCGCTACCAACTTGCACAGAAATGTGCGAGTTTTTGGTGGTAAAGGCAATAATGCCACATTAATTAAACTATACAATATTA